GGGAGATGACTATGAAGTCATCGACTCCATGACAAAGTTTGTCATGGAGAACTGCGCAAATAACTATGCGCAGTTCATTAGTAGCCTAAAGGCCACTAAAAAGCTGATTAGGAAATCAGCTGCCGTCCATGGATGGCCTGTCGGGGGTGTTCGAGTCCCCCGAACCGGGAAGACGAGGCTGTGCTTCCCGTACGTCCGATTGTTCAATCGGATCGTGTCAACGAACGATGCGTTGACAAAAAGGGAGAAGTATCGACTTCTCCTCTTCTGGACCCAGTCAAGGGCCACAGGTCTTGCTGATAGCAAGATGGTCGAGGCTTCCCTCGACAAGTTTAGACGTACCACGTCTAAACGGTCTCAACCTGTTGAGATCGATGTAGGAATATTTCAGTCCTGCATCCGGACCAGTATTCTTACTGGTCACCCTGCGCAGGTTAGCGCGGGGCCAAAGGCCTGTCTTCAGGCACCCCAAAAGCCTGTGCTTTTGGAGAGTCGGTTCTACGCCGACCCTAACCGCCCAGAGCCTCTTGGCGGTCAGTCCAGGTACCTACATTACCTGGCCACTCACCGTGTTTTACACGGTGAGTACGATATTCAGACACTGGAATATCGTCGTTTCGAGAAACCTCGAAATGTCAGGTCATCAAATGACCTGCTCTCATGGGCAATCCATGAGGCGTTGACACACCCTGAGAGGGTGTGTTCTGTTCGGTACCATTCTGTCGCCGAGCAGTCAAAGGCACGGTCTATAACCGTGGCTCATTATGCCTATCAGGTCATAATGGGAGTGTTAGCGCATGCGCTAACCCCTGCTGTATTGTCAGCAGAGACGAAGTCAGGTCTGACTTCGGACAGGCATCTATGGAATTTCCTAGATACCAACCTCTCACCGGAGGTACCCTCCTGGGAGGGTTCGTCTGGATATAAAATCCAGGCGATGTCTCTTGACTTAGAAGAGGCAACGGACCACTCGAATTGGTGGTTCTCTCGGGCCGTCTGGTCCGAGTACATTCGGCAGACGAGAGGCCGAACGCAGCCAACAGGACTTATGCTGTTGGCGAAGAGGCTTTACACCTCTTCCCGCCCTGTGTTCTACAGGGTGCAAGGAAATAAATATAGCTATTTCCTTACCCATCGGGCTGCCCTGATGGGTGACCTTTTCACAAAGGTCGTCCTGACAATTGCTCAGGACTACTCAGCAAGGAAATCCTTGTTGGATTCACCGATCGGATCGGTGAAGAATCCCGGTATAACCAGGACTCGTATGGTGAAACCATACAACCTCTCCACCTTGGAAGAGGTAGGTCTCCTTGAGCGGAAACCTGTCCGCGAAGTAATTCGCGGAGCATCCTACTCTCTAGTAGGAGACGATATAATAATACTTTATATCGTTATCCTGTCCTTGTTTAGGACTGGATTGCTTCCCTACTTTAGGGAAGCTGCCATGTCAATCGACATGAAGATATCGGAAGATGACTCTTTCGATAGTCCTCACCTAATGTTCTATTGTGAGGAGGGGTCCATGGTCCCCAAGAGTGTTCTAGACACTCCGCGCCACCAAAGGTGGCGCAATCGCGAGATAATTTATCTCGACTACCCTCGATTGAGGTTACTGCTCCCTGTCAAGATGGAGCAGGATATCTACTCAC